TTGAACCACGGGCGGCGGGATAGATATTATCTTTATCTCGCCGCCCTAACTTTTTAATCGCTATGCTAAAGTTAGTTGCTGTCATTGTCATTGTCCTCGCGTCGATCTATATCGACAACAACCCTATCTATATCCACCATTGGTTTATCAAATGAAAAACACGCAAGCTATTCGTCACGATAAGTTCACCTTATCAATCGGCAGTGAAGTTGTCTGCAAAGATAACTCGAACAACCCGCGCCTTATCTTAGGGCAGACATATCGTGTCACGGGCGTATCTGTCATGAGTCGGTATCTTAAAGTTATGGTGGGGAGTCGAAGCGGTATCTATCTTCGAGATAGGTTTGCTCTATCTCTGCCCTCAACTGACTGAGATATCTCGGACACATCTCCCCTGTCCTGTGCATGTCTGTGCGGGATGGGGGAGTTGTGCTGTAGATGTGTCGTGAGATATGGCATGTCTTCTACACATGTGATGAGATATGCCATAACTCCATGTTATGATTTGGTTATGTATGACATAACTTCGACATATGTCGGGGCGGCCATGGAAAAATATTTTTACTATTTTTTACAGTTTTCTCCTAAAGCCCTCCTATCAAAAAAATATTTTTACTATTTTTTACAGTTTTCTCCTAAAGGCCCCTCGATTGAAAATTATTTTTTTTTTATATTTTTCGTAATTTTATCATAGAGCGAATTGTGACCATTTTAATTGTATTGGGATTGTTGAAAAATTAAATACAAATATGCTGAATAAATTCTCTGAAGATATTGCTAAGATATATGAAAATACCATTCTGGTGAATGAGGTTTCCCAGAAATTCGTTGATGAAGTTAAAGATGCTGTTGCTGATCGGGAACTACCATTCCAAGATATATTCGGAGACGCTGTTCGTATAGTTATACCGTTCGACACCGTGAATTCAGATACAGTTATATCTGATATACTTTCAGAAATTTCTAAAATTAAAGACTACGCGGGGGTCGATATGAAGAAAGGGGAGGTCACTAGAAAGATAAAACTAGACCCGAAATACGGCGGGGGAGAGAAAGAACAAAAGATTGCAATTGGGCGCGCTGTTGCCAATTTGAAAATAGACGAAGATAAAAAGAAAAAATTCTTGGACTTTCTTGCTACATATAGAGAAAACTTGGCAGAACCGAAAGAATACTCGATTGTGATTTCTAGAAACCCAATCGATGTGTTGCGTATGGGTGAGCTTGGCGTTCGAGATAATTTGGAAAGCTGTCACGCTCAAGGAGGATCTTATTTTAAATGCGCCATACAAGAAGCGAAGAGCGGAGGTGGCATAGCATATGTTGTGAGGACAGAAGACATCGAAGCATTGTCTGAAGAAGAATTACAGTACGATGAAATATTCGAAGATAAAAAACGCGAAGTGAATGGCGTACATGCAATATCCCGCCTTCGTATAAGACGATACGACACACACAACGACGAAGATGATATAGAAGCTTCCCTCGCTGTTCCAACACATCGGATATATGGAAAAAACATACCCGGATTTTTCCAAGCGGTTGCAAATTTCCTGAAAATGAATTCCCGGATTTTAAACAACACGGATTATATCGTTAATAAATACAAAGAAGGCAAAATTGTTCGATATGGTGGAACTTACACCGATGTGAATAATGACACGGTTTTCAATGATATGTTTCCGGGTGATTTTAAATTCTATGATAGTTTGATTGACAGGGAGCGTGTTGTTGAGCAGGAGCCAGAATATGACGACGATGATATTGATAAAAATCTCGCTGACATAATGGACGCGGAATTGCGGGAGATTAATGATAGATACGATCTTGAACACGGAAATTACGGATACGATGTTCATGATGATATTGATGCTCCTTATTATACTGCATGGGCAAGTATTAGATTCGGGCGATTTGAATTCAGCGATAATGTCGATGAAGATATCACTTTGAATCCTCAAGATTTAAAAAGATTCAATCCGAATGGGCAATATGAGTGGCAAAAAAGGACACCGTATGAATTCATGGGCAAAGTTTCAAAGGCATTAATCGCCAAAAAATTTATAACAGATTTAGATAGATTTTTACCATCGGGTATTGATGTAGGTGATATCAAAGATATCGATATAGATGTACAGGGATTTGTAAGATTCAATCTCAATACGGATGAACTCGGATTTGATACTAGTGATTATCGCAATATATTAGATAATTTAGAATTAATGGATAATAACTATGAAGAAATTTTTCGGGCTATTAACAAAGCGTTGGCTATAAATGGATACTTAACGGGGGTAGATGTAGATCGATACACCGCAATTGAAAACCCAGAAGATTTCGACGAAACGTTGGAAAATTTCACATATGATCCAGACGATGATACATTATCTTTGAATGTAACAATAGGAAATGTTCGAGATGTTTACACTGGTTCTGCATCAAAACCATTTAAAAAAATGCTTTATTCGTATTTGCAAAAATATTACAAACCATCTGGCCCAAAAGAATCTCCCAATCAATTAACATTCGCCAAGTTCTTCGAATCATACGATGGCCAAGGAAATTTATACAATATAGTCGATGTAATTTGTCCAGTAAATACCAGATCGCGCCCGGTTATAAGTTGCGATGTGCAAATAACATTTCACACATTTAATAAAACAGCTGCTGATATTTCGAAGTTTTTAGATGATCACGTAAATGATGTTGTGAATATGGTGCGTTTAGCATTTTATATTGCAAATGACGACGCTGATGATATGCTTAATATATTACCTTTCAGAACCGAACGAACTGAACCTGTGTATAAATCATCTGGTTTGTATAAAACATACTCCCATTTATTAAAATAAATTAAATTTCAAGCTGGTCCACGAAACTGGAAATCGCATAATCTTCATCATATCCATCGAAACCGTAATAAGGAACTTGCATATCGCCATCATCTCGACTGTATGATTCAAACGGGTTTGTTTTACCATCTAATATCTTAGCGACATTTTCAAAATTGAATGTTGCATACAGCGGAGAATCCATCCAACTTTCACCATTCAGGAATCTCACTCCGAATGATATACCATCATCGGAAATGAATTCTAAGTTTTCTATGCCGTCTTTAAATGCTTTTAGCATTTGACTATATGCTCCCGCTTCTTCGCCATTTGCTATAGAACTCTTCACCAGATCGATGACATCACGATCATTGATTTCCAATAGATTATATACACCCTCTATATCATTCGGATCTATATTAATACCCTCTTCTGACATTTCGGGATAGTCATTCAGCCAACCGTTGATCGCGTTCATTATTCGGGCTTTGACTACATTGTTCCTAGACATTACAGTTTCTAAAAAATCCATCACTTGTTCTTTATCAACACGGGAATAATCAGTTTCGAAAGTTCCGCTTTCAATATACCCACTGTAGTTTTCTAAATTTTTAGGAATATCACTATAATTGAATAAATCATTCCAATCATTCCATATCAAAATATTCGCAAAATTTGAATATCTTTTTGTTAATACCTTTAAATATGGAACTGGTATATCTATTCTATCGTTTGAAATTCCAGTCACATCTGATAATTCATTAATTATATCCACAGTGGATGGTGCATTATCTTCTTTCGCCATCCTTTCTGAGAATGGCATAAATTCGGGTCTCTGTGAGTATAATTTATTTTTTAATGTTTCATTCAAATCATTTATGCTGAAGTTGCTTTCTGGTAGGTATCCTCCCCCACGAAGTCCTTTTATAAAAAATTCCCTTTTGTTTTCATCCCTCGATGATGTATTCACTTTTCGAAGCAACAGATCCACGATAGCTTCGTGATATTTTTCTTTGGGTTTTTCATTTGCTCGCCCTTTCATTTCTCCCAAATAACCATCACCATTCAAGATGAACGTCAGAGATGGTCTGGCTAATGTTCTACCTGATATTTTTTTAATAGCTCTATATGAAAGTACAGTGTCGTCTGAACTGTAAGACGCTGAGTTTCCACAATGGCCCATCGCATCTCCCTCAAATTCACAATACGGTCTGCTTAAATCAAACCACGCATATCCATTTTTATAAGTTATAATTGGAGTGATAGATTCTTCTCTCAACTCATCTGTTATATCAATCCACTGAACTCTGCTTTTTTTCCATTCATCTTCAAATCTTTTAAAATCATCCCTAACATCTCGCCAGTCTTTATTTGCGTAATTGTATCTTTGTATTTCTGGTATTGGTAATGATAAGTAATGATCTAAAATTTGCATATTACTCCTGAACTGTATGGTGCCTCTGGTAAAAGCTTCAAAGGCATCTAGGTCCTGTTCTAAGTATTTTAATATGGATTTTTTTAAAGTCTGCAAAGCGAAAACTACAATATTGTCTTTTTTCAATTTTACAATAGCTTCTTGTATGAGTTTATAAATACCAAGTTTAAACTCGTCCCCGTGTTGTTTTAACAATTTTGAAAACATCATATTATAACGATCAGTTCTCGTCTTTACATTTTCGACAAATATATCACTTAATTTTTCGTTTTTAAAAATGTAGAAATTATAATATTCTGAAAATGTGCGCATATCGGTATTTAACAATCACTTGATATAATTAAATACCGGTATGCAATCATTTAAATCATATTTTATTAATGAAAGTTTAGACAATCCATATTGGTACAAAGGGGATTTTTCCACAGAAACTATCGAAAAAAAAGATGATGAAACCGGAGAAACTTACATGGATGAAGTATTAAATCCTGTTCAAATTATAAGATTCAAAACAGATGCTGGTGTGCCTTATCTCTGGTATGCCAGACAAAGTAGATACGACGATAGCGTTTGGGAAATAGCGTTCGGCGTCGAATCAGGAAAGGGAATCAGAGGAGAAACAAAGCTGGATATTGAATTGACAAAGGGCGGTGATGCGTTTAGAGTGTTGGCCACCGTGATTGAAATCATAAATCAATTCATAGAGTTTGATGATAACAACGAAATCCGATTACTGACATTCACATCCAAGGGAGCGAATAGAACAAAGCTTTATAAGAAGAGATTGGTTCCGATGATTCAAAACTTCGAGTTGGATGATCTGTTTAAGGATATGGGTGAAGGTGAAAGCCAATTTATATTGAGTAGAAAATGGTGAGTGGACCTTATAAATTAAATACAAATATGCTGTCATTTAAACAATTCTACCGTCTCAACGAATCTAGGTTCAGAGATAGGAAAGACCACATTCATTTAATGGATGTTCCCATGTTTTCCATTTTCATAGACAAACAACTAGCTCAAACAAACGCGGATCAGATAGACTCATATAAAAACAGTTTGCAGGAAGCGTGTAAAGAAGCTAGAAATAGCATAGCCAAGATGGGGTTTTCTTCCATGCATTCCAATATAGTGATACGCGATTTATCTCAACGTGTAAATCAAAACACAGGAGGTGGAGTTGGGGGATTCGCATCTCAAAAAGGAAAATATATGGTGATCGGTACTGACATGATCAAAAACGCTGATTATCTAATCAAAATCATCGTTCACGAATGGGCGCACCTTTGGATGTTTAATAACTCCAAAGCATTTAAAAAGGCAGTTAAAGAGTATTACGATTTGATACGGGATTATTCGATTGAGTCTTACACAACCCCTTCAGATGCATATGATTATTTAAATGCGGATTATCCTTTTATATATCGAGATGGGTATAGTCACAAACTAGTAGATGATACATTCACATACATTGTAGATAACATCTGGCGATATATTTCTAATGTGTATCATTCCCTATACACCATGAGTTACCCAGATCCCGATTTTGACCCAGATGGATATTGGAGAGAGAGTTCAGAAAAGCAATACGCTGAAAGAGAATCTTATTTGGTGAAAACATTGGAAGAGATCATCACTGAGGGAAGCGTCATCATAGATTCATCTTTGAAAAATGAAATGTATAAATACAAGAAATTCATTAACAAAGTAGCTGTTCATTATGCTCCTCTTCTGTTGCCACATGTCGATAAAAAAATCAGTTATGATAATAGCGATATCAAATGGGATATCGAGGAACATCCTGAAATGAGTTTGTATGATGTTGCACATATGGGGGATAGAGATAGGTATCAGGCTAATGGCGAAAAAATAGAATCATACCGAAAGAGATACGATTTGGTGTTTGATGTATTTGCATCCCCCGATGCCGTTGCGTTATTATTGAATCTGATTCATCATGTGTTAAAAATGACAAAGAGAGAAGAAGCCGACAGTTACAAAAACTTCTCCGGCAAGAGCAAGCAATATATTAGAGATGTGGCAAAAGATCTTGTGAAATGGTCTGATAGCTACGGTATGAGCAATGATCTTGAACTATGGGCGACTGGTGTGGAGGACTTTCTAAAGCTACCGAGATATCACAGACAGAAAATCATAGAACTCATGTATAAATAACACCTTGGTGATATTGTTAAATAATAAAAATGAAGCCATTTTATAATTATTTTTTTGAAGGATTGAAACCTGAGATAAGCGTTGAACAGTTAATGAAAAAACACAATGTTTCAAAATCCGATATCAAGAAAGCGCTTGATAAAGGAACCAAGGTTGAAATGGAACACACCACGGATAAAGCAACCGCTCGTCGTATCGCGTCTCATCACATTGATGAAATGTTGGATTATTATGATCGACTTGCCGAGATAGAAAATTAAATATATAAAGTGATAACATTCTTACAATATTTTGAAGAGGCTGCGAAAACTAGAGAATTAGTTTACCATATAACAGACGGAAACAATCTAAAAAGTATATTATCACAAGGATTGATTCCTAATAAATTATCAAATTTTGAAGATGTTTCTTCAGATATAGCACAATCCAAAAGATCATACAGTGGGGTATATGTTGGGAGAGATTTAAGAGAACTCGCAATGACTGTTATAGACTGGAATATCATCAAGTTGAACAACTTCGGTCTTGTTGTGGTGGAGTCCAGAGGATATAATCAAATTTTCATGGATGAAGACAGTCTCGTAGACGCGATCCCTTCTGTTGACCCTGATAAAATCGCGTCGGAGCTTACAGATTTTGTTAATGGTGGTTTTCAAAATTCAAAAGCTCTTGGGCTTGTATTGGTTGAATTTTTAAAGAATATAAAGAAAAGATTCACATTCAACGAGCATCAAAGAAAACAATTCCAAATTCGGTTAATAGAAAACGCTCCCATCGTATTATTCAGAGGTGTAGACAAAAATAAAAACGCAGATCCCGAAATGGTGCGTCGTTTTCTAGAACACTATGGAAAAAACGATACCGAATCTTGGTTCAGGGAATTTTTCGATTCTGTTAGTAATCTAAGATTTAAATCTAAAAAATCTAAAAAATCAGTTTCTGGATTGGAATTAGATAGCGGTAGAATTAAAAAGACAATAGGATTTTCAGGAAATCCAAAAATTGTAGGTATGTTTAGAATCAAACGACACGAATCCCCTGATGTGATATATTCAAGATTAGAATCATCCGAAGAAAGCTCAATACTAGAGACTGTGCAGGATGCTGTTGATTACTATGGAGAAGACTGATATTATCTTTTAATTATTTTTTCTGGATTCTTGGCAAACTTCTTGCCAAGCTTTATGATACCGTCGATAATCTCGGGGGATATAACGCCAACAACGCCATACGCAATTGCTTTGTAAAGATCCCATCCCTGAACATCCTTTAATATAAACCAAGCTATACCTGAAGCGATAGCTGCGCTTATGATCTTCTTGAAATGCTCAATGATTGTTATTGCGGTATTGGACGCAAGAAGCCTAGCTAACATTGCAGATCCCCCGATCATCATGATGATCCAACCCCCCTCCAAGAAGTCTTTAATTAAAGTTTTATCCGGTTCCATTATAGTATTATTTAATGTTAAGATAACATAAAATAAAAAACATTATTTAATAAAATTATTTAAAAAATCAATCTGGATATAGATGTTTTTGAATAATTTGTATGCCATAATCAGCCACCCAACATGTAGCAGCTGTATAGAATGAAAATGTGATATGATATTGCGATAAGCCACTGTATATCAATCCTATCCAAAATCCCATGCATAATGCGCATGAAAACAATTCATTGAAGAATTTTATACGCTTTAAAGGATTTCTAATAAAATTGAGGATAGCCCCATATTTTAATATGAAGCATATCCCTAAAGTTACCACAGTGTCATATACTAAATTCATCCAAGAATCAACTTATCTTCAGTCAGGGTTCTCACACCATCTGAAATGAGAGCAGCTTCTTCTCTTTTCACGGTGATCTTGTTTCCATCATCATCGATAATTTCAACCAATCCGTTTCCTAGATCTGTTACTGTGGGGCATCCTTTTCCGTTGCAGCAAAGCTTAACGGTATTGTCATTAATACGTTTAATCATAGCAGAAATATTTAATAGATCATCCACAAGAGTCAACCATCTGCGCTTCTTCGTCGCGTCTTTTTAATAAACCATCCAGCCCTTTACCAACCCACAAACGCTTCATGCTTCTTATTTCATTTGCAATAGCATTGTAATTCTTACTGGATATTAGATTTCTTATATTCAACATCTCTCGTCTGCTGTTGCCTGTAACAGAAGCTCCTCTATTGAAAACAATGGATACCAATGCGCCAAATGCGTCGGGGTGAAGTTTATCAGCTCCGGGAAATGCTTTCAAGGTTTCAGATATGAATCTTGGTAATGTGCTTTTCTTAAACACATCAGATGCAGCATCCCACGAAACTTCAATGTCTCTGACATTTCTAACCAATTGCTTTGCGTATTCCCCTTTGATTCCAACGCAAGATTCAAGTCTGCTAAACACTGTTGGCGACAATAGGTGCTTCCAATCAGAAGCAAATTGTGATTTTGTATTGTATCCCAAATCATATCCGATACCTATTGTGACACCAGATGCGCCACCGGGATATGTTGGATTTTTCAAAGCTTTATTGTAATAAGAAGATCCGCCTCCAACTTCATGTTTCAAAATTAAGTTATATGCTTTTTCGGATAACCCAATCGCTGGAGTTTCTTGTTTATTCACAGGCTCCTCAACAGACAAGTTTAACTTTTTCAAAATTGCATTCCATGTATTTGGACCATCGACACCATCATCTTTAAGATTTAAATGTCTTTGAACTAATCTCACCAAGCTTTTCTTTTCTGGAAATTCCATACTTTTATTTAATCACGGGTTAAATATATATGTTATGGAAACACTAATTCAATTAATCCAAAGCAATCAATACTTCGGTGTTGTTACAGCGGTCATCGCTTTAGCATCCGCTGTTGCTGCTGTTACCCCAACTCCCAAAGCAGGTTCTGTATGGGCTAAGGTATATGCCGTTATTGATTTCCTTGCAATCAACATTGGCAAGGCAAAAGATAAAGGTAAGTAATGGACATTATAGGTCTAATTAAAAGCGCCTTACTAGCTTTAACTGCTTTCTTGGAGTTAAAGAGTAAGGCGTTTTATTATGACATAATGCAAAAATCTAGAATAAGACAAAAAGAATTAATCAATGAAATTGAAAAATTACGCGCTGCTGGTACTAATAGCAGCAATGACAGGGCTGACCTCCTGCGAGCAGAACTCTTGGAAGAAAAACGAAGTATTGAACATATATCAACCTTCTATTCTCTATCTGGAAGAAGGTAAATCTGTTCAAACAAAAGACGGAATCTACACACCTGAGACCAATGAAGTTTGGCATTCAGATAAGAGATTCCGTCTACTTGAGCGTGAATTATACTATAAGTAATTACACTTTCTTCAAATGTTTCCAACTAACAGGGAACAGCTTAGATGCAATCTCGTCAATCTGCTCTGCTACAAAGCGTGTCTCCTTTTGAGTATCTTTCTTGAGTCGTAGATTACAAACTCTAGCAAATGCAATTAGAGAACCACTCCAGTACCATTCTGTCATCATATTTTGAGGCAAAATCATTCTAGCTTGTTCAGGACACACACCAGCATCTAGTAATAGACGATATGTATCAATACAACCTCCGACTGTTCTTTCAACTAGGTTACGAGTTGAAATATTCTCAGCAGGGAAAAGATTACCATTAAAGTCTCTGCAAATTAGATTTTCACATTCGATGTTTTCTACAAATTGATCTTCGTGTGATCCTTGTTTCTTATCTTTATTTCTAGCTCTCCAATTTTCTGGATAATAAAACTCTGGCGGTGAATCAACATAACGACGAGACACTTCATTCCATACAAGACCGACTTGATGCTTGCCAAGTTGTCGAGCTACAAATATAGGAGCCTTTACATGAACAGAAATAGAAGCGTGACCGAATGGTGTCCAATGATTCTCTCTAGCAAGAAATGCAATTAGCTTTTCATCACCCGCTTTTAATTTTTTAGGCACTTTTGTAGTTGTTATGGTTCTGAAATCTAGATCAACATCTTCAACATACTCATATTCCCAGTCTGATGCTTTATCAAATGATACTCTTGCTGCGTTTACAACAGAGAGATCCGATCCCATACTATCTACTAATTTTGTTTCAATCATAATTTATTTTAATACTGCGAGCTTAACTTTTGCGATACCGTTTGATTTAAACCCTAATCGTTCAGCAACCCCAACTGTTACATCTATAACCCGCCCCTTCGTGTGAGGTCCGCGATCTGTTATCGTAACAATTTCACTTTTACCACTTTTGATGTGTGTAACTTTGACACGAGTTCCAAGTGGAAGGGTTTTGTGAGCTGCTGTGGAAGCGTGATTTTGGAGGGGTTTGCCACTCGCGGTTCGGGTGCCGCCGTTGCATCTGGTGGAATACCACGATGCCTCCCCAGATTGGATCATTACATATTGTTTTTCATTCCGTGTTTGCATTGTGGTTTGGGAATGAACCGTGCAACCGGTGGTGAATAGTAGAAGCATAGCTGCTGTCAGAATAGTCTTCATATCGCCACTATTTAACCACAGTTTTGGGAAATGTCAAGGTTCGCATCAGCGTTTGGTTAAATAATTAAATGCCTATAGACACTAGAGTTTGGACAAACGCAGCTAATACGGAGAGTGGTAAATTTGTAGAGATTGTAAATGATACTCGCTTCCCTCCAACTTCAGCGACAACAGATCCAACTTATGGAGCTGTTCGAACATTACAGTATCCCAAATACGCCGTTCTTGTTAAGAACATTGATACTACAGCGGATAACTATACTGGCAATTTAAATATGGCGTCTGATGCATTTGGACGTACTCGAATGTCTTCACCTCTCACATTGTTCGACTCTTCTCATCGTTATAAAGATAACAGTCTGTGGTCTACATTAACAAGTGGATCTGCATCTGCTGTCTTTAGTCCAAATCAAGGTTTAGTAAATTTAAATGTTGATGGATTGAGTGGTTCAAGAGTTTATAGAGAAACAACAAAGGTATTCTCCTATCAACCCGGTAAGAGTCTTCAAGTTTTAAATACATTCACATTCAATGCACCTAAAACAAATCTAAGACAGCGTGTTGGATACTTTGGAAATGATAATGGTATCTATCTAGAGTTAGATGGAAACACTCTCTACATGGTAGAGCGAAGCATAGTAACTGGATCAGTGATATCAACTAGAACAGCACAGTCTGATTGGAATGTTGATAAATTAGATGGAACTGGACCTTCTGGTATAATCTTAGACAAAACAAAAGCACAAATATTCTTCATGGATATTGAGTGGTTAGGATTAGGTACAGTTAGAACTGGATTTGTAATAAATGGTCAATTTGTACCTTGTCACTTTTTCCACCATGCTAATATAATTGATACAACTTATATTACTACTGCATCACTACCTCTTAGATATGAAATAGAAAACATAGGAGCTACAGGCAGTCCAAGTCAAATGAAGCAAGTTTGTTCAACAGTTATATCCGAAGGTGGGTATGAACTGAGAGGGTTACAACAAGCAGTTGGTACATCGATACTAGCTCCAAAATTGTTACCTGTTGCTGGTACATTTTACCCTGTTGCTTCAATCAGATTAAGAGCTGACAGACCTGATGCTATTGTTATTTTAACAGCTATCTCTCTAATGGGAGTGGGCACAGCTGTTTATAAATGGCAAGCTGTTGCTGGTGGAACTACATCAGGGGGTACATGGTTGAGTGCTGGCACTGATTCTGCTGTAGAATATAAATTAGATGGCACTAGTCTCAGCGGTGGTAGAATACTAGCAAGTGGATATTTCACTTCAAATACTCAAGCATCTACAACTATTGATATTCTAAAGGAAGCATTGTTCAAGTTTCAATTAGAACGAAACAGTTTCACTGGTGATAGATATGAATTAACTATAGCTGTGACAGCAAGTACAGCTGGTGGCTCTGGTGAATTAGTTCATGGCTCAATAGATTGGGAAGAAATATCAAGATAAAAGCAGAGAGTGCGGGATTTGAACCCGCGGTGACTTTAAAGGCCACTCTTCCTTAGCAGGGAAGCCCGATAAACCAGACTCTGGCAACTCTCTATAAAATTGGACTAGAGGGTTTCGAACCCTCTCCGGGAGAATCACAATCTCCAATGCTAACCGATACACCATAGTCCACATCTCAACTCAATCTTTGTATTTATATCTATTAGCACGAATGAGATTAACAATCCTTTGTAATGCTTTGTCATCATCCGTAGCTTCCTTACGAAGCTCTACTTTATCAGTCCAAGCATGGGATGTAGAGTATATAACATCTGTTATAAGTCTACCATCCTGAGAAACATAGGTATGATCAGGCCAATCGAGAATCCTGCGCAGTGTTTTTTCTGTTATTTCAAGTCGATCATGCCATGTAATTTCAGCTTCTATGTGCTGTGTACATTTAATTTTCATTAACCTTGACCTCTATATAGCTTCTTGTAATTCTTGGAATTCTTTAGCTTTGATGTCTTACTCTTAGCGTGAATGCCTTTACGCTTTACCCTCTTAACGTCTCGTTGCTGTTTCTTCATAAAATTAAAGTAGCTGCGGTGGGATTCGAACCCACACTGTAGTGATTTTAAGTCACTTGTCTCCTGCCAGTTGGACTACACAGCCTTTTTACCTCTCCAATTATGTGTCATTGAATGACAATTACAACATAATAATTGAAGATTATCCATATTATTATTCAATCTATCACCATTAACATGGTGAAGTTCTAAAACTATAGGATGCCCTTTCCATTCCGAAAGACCGCAATCTTCACATTTATGACCCCTCTGACTTATTAAGTAAGATTTTCTACCTGCTGGTTTTTTGTATTCGGCCCAATCTTTGATTGTTTTACCTTTACTCCAAAGCTGTCCAGTGAAATGCGATGTATCTAAATTAAGTTTAGCTATTTTTAGCTTAATAGATTCAAAGTTTCCACCGGCAGTTTTTAAATCTAAAATCTTTAGAACTTGTGAAATGGAGTAACTAATTTTAACTGCATTTATTAAATCATCATTAGTGTATCTTCTATATTTACGCATTTAAATATTTAGTCAACAGGTAAACTTTTATGAAAAGTCCGCTGTGTTTACCATTTCACCACATGGGCATGAACTTATCTATCGTCTCCTGATCCAGCTATCACACCTCTCTGTTGTCGGGATTTTAGTTTCTCGATATTGATTGTGCAAATCTCTTCGAGAGAAGAGTCTAAATCTCTAGCTAAAGCAGCGCAATACCAAATTACATCACCGATCTCTTTGGCAATAGCCAGCTTTGATTCTTCATCAAAGATTCCATTTTTGTCTCGTATAATTTTTTTAACCTTATCTGAAACTTCCCCAGCCTCTCCACACAATCCAAGTGTTGGGTAAATGATCTTATCCCCATCGCCATAAACTGCGGTTTCAACTGCCATCTGTTGGTATTCGTTCAATGTCATGCAAGTATCTTATCACCGTTTCTGGAATTGTCAATCTGGAATTCTCTCAATCCCGTTTTCAGATCCAAGCAATTATACAAATGATTTGGAGCTATTGAAAACTGTATACCACAGTCTGCGCTCTGATTGTGTATCACTGTTGTGGATTTTCCAAACACATCAAACATCATAGAAGCCAGATTATTTAAACTTGTGCCTATTCCAGTGCCTATATTTTTGATGATCTTGCCAGTGCTTTCACATTCAATTTCTTTGATAATCGAATTAACAATATCGGAAACATGTATATAATCTCTCGTGGAGTTACCATCACCATTGATGTAGATAGGCTCATTGTTTACGATAGCATTTTTGAAATTTTGTATCACACCACCGTTTGATGATTTACCGTATATATTAAAAAATCTCAAGATTGATAAATTATTAAAGTCACTTTCGAGTAATATATTTTCCTGTGTCAATTTGGACAATCCATACATTGTGGATGGATTCACATCATAGTTTTCATCATACACAGCAGCTGATGATGCGTATACAAATTTCACATGAGGTTGGAATTTGTTTAGGAACTTCGGAAGCGCTGCGATGTCAAACGCCAATCGATTGGAATTATCATTATATTTATAATTCGCTAAGTGAACAACAGCATCAACATTCTGAAAATTTGCAATATTATCATAAGATGTATTGCAGATAATCAGGTTGTTATACTCGGAATAACCCAAGATAATTGAATCATCAACTGCGATAACACGGTATTGTCCACCGTTCAATAATTGAGTAACTAACTGAGTACCGACAAATCCATGCGATCCTGTCACTAATACTGTTTTCATATAAAAATACGGGATGTAGAGCTAAACCCCCTTATAAAATTCAATAATAATCATCTTCGTAATCACCATCTAACACGCTGTCAAAAATACCGTGTTTATCAGCAATATTCATGAAATGCATTTCTAATGGATCGTTTATGACGAATCTAGGTCTGTTACTGAGATCTGGTAATCTACCAGCTTCGCGAACAAAACTATCAAAGTCTTCAACTACACCCCAGGGAGTGCCTTTAGCTTGTGCTCTATTCGCTGACTGTTCCCAAAAAGTTTCAGTCGAAGGATGCCTATCTTTGTTGTTAGGAGAATTACTTCTGTATTTATCTTTTTGATTAACCTGAGAGGGTAAAAATAAAGCTTTTCCATCAGGAGAAAAACACGCAGCTTTCTCACCTTTTATAACATAGAATCCTGAGCCTTTCCATTCATTCCAAGTCAATGCATGGTCGAGGTTTGTATCTGTTGGATCATACCCTTTCATAAAAGTAGACACAGTTGGACTCGAACCAACGACCGCAGCTTTATCAAAGCTGTGCTCTCCCAGCTGAGCTACGCATCCATTAAGAGGCTCAAGAGAGACATGCACTCTCCTCTCCGGGTTACAAATCCGGTGCATCGCTATCTATGCTTTTAAGCCGTAAAATTTCGCGATTGTAACACTTCCGAAGAAGATAGTCAACCTTCAAAGCTTTCGCTCCAGCCAACAGTTACATAACAAGCTTCACGCAGCCGAGGCATCCTTCCCAAGAGTCACCTTGAGCTAGACTTGCGATTTTTACCAGTATTGCTGGCTTCTCTTCATGTGGACTAAATGGTGCCTTACCATCAAGTGTCTATCGCGAACACACTAGCTGCTGACTAGACAGCGTGTATTTATAAATTGGCGTTTCTCGCTACAAAGTCTCACAGACTGCTAATTCTGTGACGTTTCGTTGACCTACTAGTTGCACCTTTGTAATTTACCTTTCGGTTCTATCTGCACGATACGAGTCGCTGAAATGGCGCTTGGAGTTTTTGTCGAGTCTTGGGGTGACGCTCCCCATTATGCATGCTCTTACAGACCCTCTCCAAGCATTAATTTTGTTTCTTGTTAAGAAAAGACAGTTCCCATTCAAGAACATCAGTTCTTTTTATAATACGATACTCATAAGTACCACCGACATCAATCCAAGCTTGGGAGGATTTCTTCATTTCTTCTAAAGTTGTTCCATATGATTCATCAACTTCCTCCCAATCTGTCCATGTCTTCCACTGGCTATCATACCAGCGTTTTTGTAAAATGTAATTGTCTTTATTCATGCAGTTCTTCTTCCCATCGTCTATGAAAACTATTCTCACCATCATCACCAGAAACAAGCCAATCAATTCGTTGAGCCATGATAGCACCTCTTCGTAGAGTTGTCAAGGCTTCTTTGAACTTAGCGATTGTATAGTCTGAATATCCATGACTAACAAGATAACCATGTTCACCAAGTTCATTGCTATTGTTTTGTTCGATTAGAACTTCAATCTCTCTGGCAATATCGTCGATGCGGTATTGTTGATATTCAAAATGTCCTCCGCTCATACAATTATTATATTAGTGTTCCTTTAAAAGCTCCCAGTCTTTGATTCGAACAAAGCTCACACGCTTTAACAGAGCGGCCGCACACCTAGTGCGTTACTGGGATTTACATATATTTTATTCTATTTTCTACAGAAGTCAAGAGAAAATGTTCTGGTAGGACTCGAACCTACGATACCTGCCTAGTTGGGCGAGTCGCTTTGCCGCCAGCGTTCAGAACAAACATGTTTAAATTTGTGCAGGGTTATTCATTATTCTTTCTGGACCTTCTCCTGCTTATTCCAGATCAGTCAGGTGCGACCTGACATCCAGTAGGGGCATCGGAACTCGAATCCGAAACTTACTGATTAAAAGTCAGTTATTCTAGCCAATTGAATTATACCCCCAAAAACTTTCTACCATACAGGATTCGCCCGATTCAAACAATCTGGCCGAAGCACTACGATCATTATATCACCGTTCCTTATAGGCTCTTATCAGGTAGAAAAAGTTGAAATTTTAGAACCCGTAGGCAGCAATGAATTACCATAGAACCGCCTACGAGCAAAACCAATGTGTTTAAACGATGAAGTTTGAATAGCAGAAATTTGTTCAAGTATCCGGGCTTGTCGTCCTATTGGAAGCTTCTCTGTAAATTCGATACAGCATATCACCGCATACGCAGTCACCTATTCTTTCGGCCTCGTAAATTACATCATCACGGCCAACACATTGAAAAAGCAGGCATAGAGGGAGTCGAACCCCCACACACTGAGTCAAAGTCAGTTGCGCTACCATTACGCTATATGCCAATTAAAAAGCGGGTGCGGTAGGATTCGAACCCACGGGCAGCTTTCACCACCTTCGCATTTCAAGTGCGACGCCATAAACCAGACTCGACCACACACCCATAAAAAATCTTAAACATGGCGGGGATTGAACCCGCGTCCTCAGAGCTTCTCTCTTTTGCGGCGTAGCTTACCATCATAGAGAAGATGTGATCTACCACTGAACTACATGTTTAATTGGTCTAGACGGTCAGAGTTGAACTGACGACCTCCTGAATCCAAATCAGGTATTCTACCAAGCTGAAATACGTCTAGAAAAAAACTTCACCACACTACCGAGATTCACAGAGGATAGATATTATCTAGAGCCACCTAGTTTTACTATCGTGCGTCGGAATACGATGTATGTCTTATTTGCATGGCTAGTACAAACTCAATACAAACGCTCACATACGAATCGCACTGCCGTATGTGGCGTGGTAAAAAGTGCGCCATGTGGGGGTCGAACCCACGCTCTCAGATTGGAAATCTGATGTGCTGCCGTAACACTTATAGCGCGAAATTGGTTGCTCACCGTCTGGTTCTCACAGCACAGGCTATCCTGATCGCGATATGCAGGATTCCAGCGAGCATTGAAAAGTACAACCGACTGGATTTGAACCAGTGACCATTCGCTTAGAAGGCGAGTGCTCTATCCAGCTGAGCTACGGCTGCTTTTGAAATTGGTGGAGCGGATTGGGTTCGAACCAATCGTTGCCCTTATGTTGCGCACCCCAATTAAAAAACTTTCGATTATAACCTTTGACCGAGGGGTTGTGTAGTTAGCCGTTAGCGGCTCCTTAAATTACTCACGAAGAGGAGAACTAGTATATCCCCGTTTTCATGGCTAACTCCATCTCTAATCGAAAAATTGTTCGGTCTTTTCTTTTACATCAGGCGACCGAAACCCTGATTGTCTTTCGGGTCTTTCCCGAATGAAAAGTGGGCAGTCTGGGTAACGATCCCAGCGAGCTTTTAGGCACTGGTTTTACAGACCAGACCGTCTCCTTAACGGTATACCTACCCTTTATTTTTACCACACCACGTATCAGTCTGGGAGTGGCAATTTGGACAAATCATTCTTAAATTTTCTAACCTATGATCATGAGAACACCCGTTAATGTGATCCAGTTGCATTGAGATAGAGCGAGAATTCCACTCCTTGATCCCGCATATAGCACATTCATTACGGAAAATTCCTTCTGCTAAGAGCCTTTTATTGAGTTTAAATGTTTGGTAATAAGGGTGCTCCCCGTTTAGTATTTCCTCTAGTGGAATCGCTATTCCCGTTTTGACACTTTTGATTTCAACGCCAAGTTTTTTTAAACGTCTCCAAACCGTAATATGTGGAAGATTAAAATGAACGGAAACTTTCCCGATGTGTTGAAAATTATAATACGCTTCTAATAAATCATTATCAGAAATTTTCTCTGTGTGATTTTGCTTCATTGTGATATTTAACCAAATGTATATTCCAAGTCTTCTGTAATTGCCGCTATACGAACTACCCTAAAAAAGTTAATGCAGTAGGATTTCCACCTACATTCCCTCCAGCGTCGGAGGAGTCCTAATTAGACGATACATTAAAGGTGGCGGGGGTGGGATTTGAACCCACGACCTAGAGCTTATGAAACTCCCGAGCTAACCAGTCTGCTCTACCCCGCTATTAAAATACTCCCACGGAGAATCGAACTCCGATTTGTAGGTTTATTGTATGCGTGAATAAGCACGAAACTTACCAGCGCATTTTCTTGAACAAAATTTAATTTCTGTTTTTATTTTGAAATCTCTTTGAAACAGAGATAAACAATTATTACATGTATATTCGTATATTGGAGCATAATCATCATATAATGTATGAAAGTTTTTAGTATTATATTTTTCATATACATATTTGAACATTATCTCTAAATCTTCCTTATATAGAATGTTGACATTGTAGCCTCGTTCTATAGCAAGATCTTTTTTACGTTTAACTCTTTCCTTATCTTCGAAACCTTTTATTTCGACAATAGTAATTTTATCTTCAAGAAGAAAATCTGGGTAATAGCATATATTGTCGCTTTTAATGCAACCTTCGAACCTCGAAAATGGTATATTATGATCTAAGTTATAGATCACCCAACATAACTCATATGTTGAGCCGCAATATATGCCTCTGTAATATCCCGATTTGCTTCTACCTGAACCCTCTCTATAACCACCTTTTTTCGGTGACAGATTGGAACACTTTATCGAACAGTATTGTTTACTAGAATAATACTTAATTTGAAACTTTTCACCGCATGCACAGATTTTTTCTACTAGAGGTAGAACTTTATCTTTCCGTGCTTTGGCTGCCTTTTTCATTTTTTCTGAACTAATCGCCGCTTTTGATCTTTTCTCTTTATCGAGTGGAGACCAAACTCTACTATTAGCGCAAGTTCTTGAGCAAAATGTTCCATTCTTACCGTGAAGGTGATTACACTTAGGGCATGTCTTCATATTATTATTTAATCGAACATACAAATAATCATTGATTTTTTGTCCTACCAAATGTCCTAACCGTTAGACGATGAGAGCGTTTTTGAAATTGAAATGTAAAAGAACTGTTTGAACAACCTCGCTTTCGGGTTGGTATCTTTCGGTGTCGGCAGCGCCGTCAGCGATTGATGTAGTCACTGTACCACGACTTTCCCCGGTTGTCAACATCTCTCTACATTTTTTTTCTTTTATCCAAGCTTTTCAACTTCGACCTCGGTCAATCCGTACTCTTGGGCGTTTCTGGCACTCCCTCGTCATAAGCCACTTGTGTATAATAAAAAAGGCTCCCGTAGGAGCCTAATCATTTTGTTTTGTTTACTTAAAAATGATTAGACTACAATACTCCATCCGCAATTAAACGGGCGGGCTTGTAAATAACCTTTTCTTGTAATTTCTGAAAACATTTGTTCTTGCAAATCTATTTAGTCTGAGTGTTGATATTTTTTATCACATTATTGAAATATTATCAAGATTTGAATCTAATAAATCTCTAAATGCGTTTTCAAATGCATAAATCAAATCACTCTTGTAATTATCTGCTAGATCTTCATCCACTAATTTATAATAACGTCCAGTATCTTTACCCCATGCTTTACGGTTACTAGTTTTTAAAACCTTGGGAAAATCATTAAATTTTAAATTTCCATTTGATAACAACCACTGAGCAAAACATTCATAAAAGAATTCAAATGTTCTTGGTAATTTTTTAAGTCTAGCACTTCTAAATGTTCCTATATTTTCTATAAAATCTCTGAATATATAATCATTACTTCCTAAGTATATACTTTTTTTATTTGTATATTGATAACAATCATCGAGAATATATTTAAATATATTATTTATATTTTTAATATGATCTTCAATACTTGAGGATCTGCGTATTTGTTTCTCTGAATAAAAGGCATGTCCTATTCTATGCGCAATAGTCCAAGGAGTCAAGGGGGTTCGTTCAGCAGCTGCATTATTTGTGAAAATGATACTTATTTCTCCATTATCGGGATTTTTTATATCTTTTCCAACTTCTAAATTAAAAGCCTTTTTTATAAATTCGGGCGTCGTTTTGCCGATTTGTTCATGAGTCCAAGCATTCGGCTGCTTTACAAAATAAAGATTGAAATCCGCAAGCTTGACTTTGTTGAATGCATCCTGTATCTTACGAACACCAGCGTCGGAATTCAGAATCCCAACAGACGCTTTATCATATCCATGTCTACTTTTCTTGTCATCCCACTTTCCGATTTTTTTAAAATCAGTAAGCGCCATTTCAGAAATGGCGTTATAAAATTCTTCGAAGTTTTTCATAGTTTTCTTTTCAACAATGATAATTGCAATATTGCTTTTTTATCAAGCTCTGAATTAGGATTCAGATCATTTAACATATCATCAATCAAGCTGATTACTTCAGATTTTGATACAGCTTCATCTTCTTCCATTTCACCAATGAATGATTGTTGCATGGGGTTTGCAGCAGCGCGAGTACTAGCTGTTCCATCACTAACTCCAACTTTGCTGTTGTAAGAATCTTTCCAATTTATGGTTTCTGGACGCATACCATCCGCTCTTCTCGGAAAGGATTGTCGAGCATCCCATTCGCACATCAAATGCATTTCATCTGTCCATTTAGTCTTCACAAGTATCAGTATTTAGTCAAAACATCGCTTTTTAAACAGCGATGTTTGAACCAAAAACACAAGCTAAATAATCGAACGAAACCAGTTTGACAAATTTATGCAATACGATACAATAGAAAACAATCAATCAACAATGAGCATTTTTAGTGAGCAAATAAGCAGAAAGCCGAATCGATATCCTTGGACAGATCAATTCATAGAGGCTATGCACAATGGATTTTGGACGGATAAAGAATTCAATTTCAAATCTGATGTACAGCAATTCAAAGTTGAATTAAGTGATCAAGAGCGTGAAATTATAATTCGAACACTGTCAGCAATTGGGCAAATTGAAGTTGCAGTAAAAACATTTTGGGCAAAGTTGGGAGAGAATCTACCACATCCATCTTTATCAGATCTTGGTTATGTAATGGCGAATGTTGAGGTTATTCACAACAACGCTTACGAAAGATTGCTTGATGTTCTTGGTCTCAATGACATTTTTGAAGAAAACCTAAAACTGGAGTGGATTCAGGGTCGTGTTAAGTATCTCAGAAAATACACCCACAAATTCTACAAAGATTCTAAAAAGCAATATCTATACGCATTGATTTTATTCACATTGTTTGTAGAAAATGTTTCATTATTTTCTCAATTTTATATTATTAATTGGTTTGCTCGTTTCAAAAATGTCTTGAAAGACACAGATCAGCAAGTTAAATACACACGCAATGAAGAAGCTCTGCATGCTCTGGTTGGTGTAAAGTTGATCAACACCATTCGCGAAGAGCATCCTGAATTGTTCGACGATGAATTGATAGAGCGAATTAAGCACGAAGCACATGAAGCTTTCAAATCCGAAAGCAAGATTGTGGATTGGATGGTTAATGGCACCGCAGAAGAAAATTTATCAGCTCCTATTTTAAAAGAGTTTATCAAAAATAGAATCAATGAATCCATGGATCAGATTGGGTTCGATAGAATTTTTGAAGTAGATGACGCTTTACTTTCCAAAACTCTGTGGTTTGATGAGGAGCTGTTAGGCAACAACATGAC